GGTGCTTGCAGCCCCGAAATTTAAATTTTGCCAGTATTTTTTTAGGTTCGCAAACGCCTAAAGGTTTGAATTTTTGAAAATTATAAAATGGAGTCGATTAGCATAAAAGAATTTGCCAGACGGGTAGAAATTTCAGACACAATGATACACCGGTATATAGATGCTGGAAAGATTGGGCCGGACGCGTGGGAGCTGAACGAAAAGAATGGTAGGCGAATGATACTTTTTGAAACAGCCTTCCAGTACTGGGCTATATACAACGAAGTTAAAAACCTTGAATATGTTTTAGAGAATCCTGAGTGCTTAAACTTCCTGGAGCTTCCAAAAGAGGAAGAAAAAAAAAATAAGGAACCAAAGGATAAAAAGCCAAAGAAGGAAAAGGCCGGGCCGTCAAGTCAACAATTAGAATTATTGGAGTCTGAACGCCGGGAGAAATCGGCAAAGGCACAGTTAGCAGAATTGAATTTAAATAAAGCTCTGGGCTTACTTGTGAATTTTGACGAGGTAAAAAAAGTACTGCATAGTTTCGGGGCTGAAATACGCCTGGCTTTAGAGGCAATACCAGACAGGGAAATAGACAATATATTTTCTGCCAATGATCGGGGGGAAGCTCATTTAATTCTGACGCTGGCCATAAAAAACGCACTGACAGCATTAACAAAGATTGAAGAAAAGGTCGTAATAAAACCAAGCGCTAAAAAATAACATGAATAATGATTCTGAAGAATGGGAAGCAATAAAAAGAAAAGCAGAAAAAGAAGCGTGGGACATGTCGTTAAAAGACCAAGACGGGTGCAAGAAACACCGGCGCAAGTCGAATTACACGAAGCCGAGGAAACGCCGCCGGTAAGCTTGAAATTAATTACCGGGTTTCTTGACGGGCTACGTCCTACGCCTTCGCTAACGTGTGCTGAGTGGGCCGATATGCACAGGGTACTAACTACAGAGGCCAGCGCCGAGCCCGGCCAGTGGCGAACCTCCCGGACGCCATACCTTAAAGAAATTTTAGAATGCCTTTCACCCAATTCGCCATATAAAAAAGTGGTATTTAAAAAGTCGTCGCAAGTGGGGGCTACAGAGTGCGCACTAAATGTTATTGGCACCTATGCGGATATTTCCCCTTGCCCCATTCTGTATATTATGCCTACTAAGGACCTGGCCAAAAGTTTTTCTAAGACTAGGTTAAAACCAATGATTGATAACACGCCCAGGCTTAATAAAAAAATTAAGAGTAACCGGGAGCGTGACGCCGACAATACCACTTTAGAAAAATCATTCCCAGGTGGCCAGATAACTTTAACCGGCGCGAATTCTTCCACGGAATTAGCTTCGAGGGCTATACGTGTTTTATTGGAAGATGAGGTCGACCGGTACCCGCTTGACGTGGAAGGTGAGGGGTCGCCTATGTCGCTGGCTGAAAAAAGAACGCAGACATTCGGCAATAGAAAAATATTTATACTTGGTACCCCTACCATTCAGGGGGCTTCTGCAATTGACAATGAAGTCGAAAAGACTGACACTAGAAAATATTTTGTTCAACTCCCTTGCTGCGAAGGTCCCAGGCAGGTACTTGAATTTGAAAATTTAATTTATGAAGTCGGTAAATATTCAGAGGTTAAATATTGCTGTGCGAACTGCGGGGCGCTCGTCGAGGAAAGATATAAGCCTAAATTTTTGGATTACGCTAACGCTCACTGGGTAGCTACGGCCCCGGAAAACGCAAATAGGGAACTGGCTGGGTTTATAATCAACGGGCTGTATTCCCCCTTGGGCTGGTTATCCTGGGCGCAAATTGTAAAGGAATACGAGGAAGTGAAAGACGACCCTACAAAATTAAAATCCTGGACAAACACGGTATTAGGTGAGTCGTATGCCGAGAAGTCAGACGCGCCGCCCTGGGAGAATTTATATAACCGCAGGTCGCATTATGCAATTTGTTCAGTGGCCAGTGAAGTTTCATTCTTAACGGCTGGCGCTGACGTGCAAAGGGACCGTATAGAAATCGAAGTCGTAGGGTGGTGCAAAGGTAAGGTAACGTATTCCATAGATTACCAGGTCTTCGCCGGTGACACGTCAGCAATAACTAACAAAGTCTGGAAGGACCTGTCTGCTTATGTAAATAAAAAATTCCATAAAGAGAATGGCGCAGCTTTAGGTATTTCAATGCTGGCTATAGATAGCGGATATAATACAAATATCGTTTACGAGTTCTGTAGGAAGTTCGACGCAAGCCGGGTAATACCGACCAAGGGCCAAGACTCAATGCCTACAGTGATACGTACGCCGTCGACTGTAGACGTCAGTTTAAGTACCGGCCAGAAGGTGGGAACTATAAAGCTGTGGCATATCGGGGTAAGCGTAATTAAGTCCGAGCTATACGGCTGGCTGAGACAGGAAAATATAGAGGGCGGCACCCCAGACGGATATTGTTATTTCCCGCAGTATGGTCCCGAATATTTTAAAGGTATCACTGCGGAAAACATGGAATACAAAATAGTAAAGGGCTATAAAAAATACGAGTGGGTTAAGAAGTTCGAAAGAAACGAGCCGCTTGACTGCCGGGTATACGCCAGGGCTGCGGCTGCGGTCGTGGGAATGGATAGGTTAACCCCGGACCAGTGGGACGAAATGCGTGACGCTCACGAAGGCGAGGAAGAAAAAGACGAACCAAAAAAGAAAGGTGGTTCGGATTATTGGGCTAGGCACTAAATAAAAAATCCACTCTTAGGAAGTGGATTTTTTATTTATAAGATGTGTGTAATATTTAACAAAGCTTATTTATCACTCGGTAACTGTGATAACCGGAACATAATTTTAGGTTCTTGTTTTTATTAGTTTTCCAATATCTGTTAACCTGCATATAATTCGAATGTCTGCTATTTTTATCTGGCTTCAATATCTGGTAAAACAGTTTAGTAATAATAGACAGTTTTGCGCTTTCCGCTTCTTTGTACTTCATAATGCCGATAACAAACGGCGTAGAATGCACAACGGCAGGGGCTGCGATTGCGTAATCAATATGCGCAGCGTCATATTTTACTAATTCGGTCTTTTTTGTTTCGTCAGTCTTACCGTAACTTACGCCGCACAGTGTTCCCAATAGGAAGACCAGGCAGAGGCTAAAAATTAGATTTTTCATAAAAAATTGGCTTTGTGAGCTATTTAAAATCAATTATAAGCAAAAAAATTGTATATTAACTGAAATAACTTAAATTTGTTTATATGTCAATTTTCACACTCGACGACGTCAACGAATTAAAAAAGGCCATTGCGCAAGGGGTTCGCAAGGTTGAGTATGCAGATAAGAAGGTCGAATACAAATCAAATGCTGAAATGTTTCAGGCTTTGCGTATGATGCAAGACGATTTAGGATTGATACCAGAAAATGGGGGCCGCGCTAACGGTATTTTTGAAAAGGGGTTGAACTGTGGGGACAATGAACATGACATTTTATTCTTTGATTAATGAATAGATTTGAAAAATTTATCAGCTTCCTTTCTCCCTCGCTTGCGCTGGGGCGTGCCAGGTCTTTTTTTGCTTTAGAGCAAATAAGAAAGTACGACGCTGGAAGTCACAGCAATCGTACAAAGGGCTGGCAGGCAAACGGCGGCAGCTCTAACGTGGAAATCCTTGGCGCACTGTCTACGTTGCGCAATAGGTCTAGGGAGTTAGTTAGAAATAATCCATACGCTAAAAAAGCTATTCAGATAATTTCCAACAATGTTATAGGAATGGGTATTCGCCCAAAGCTCACCAATGCAAAAAAGAGGGACCAGGTAAATATTTTAAAAGCCTGGAAGGCGTGGGCCGAAACAACTGAATGCGATTTCGAAGGGAACTTAAATTTTTATGGTATACAAGCTTTAATTATGAAAGCTGTAGCAGAATCGGGCGACGTGATAATCAGACAAAGGAGGGTAAGCACCAACGGAAAAGATAATCAAAAAAATATCATTCCTATAAAGTTGCAAGTTTGCGAAGGTGACTTTTTAGACCATACAAGAAATACAGGCGGCAGCGTTAATGAGCCATATACAATTCAAGGCGTTCAGTTTGACGCTTCAGGTAGGAAAGTAGGCTATTGGCTTTTTGATCGTCACCCGTTTGATGTCTTGGCCAATGGTTTAGTATCTACGCTTGTTCCGATAAGCGAGGTAATACATATTTTTTCCGTTGAAAGACCGGGTCAGGTTAGGGGCGTCCCTTTCCTTTCTGCCTCCGCAATGAAGTTAAGAGACTTCGACGATTATGAAGACGCGCAATTAATGCGTCAGAAAATTGCCGCCTGTTTTTCTGTTTTTATTACCGATAGTAGCGAGAATTTAGTAGGGGGAATTAAGAATACAAAAAGAGACAGCAAGGGTAATTTATCTGAAAGGGTACAGCCTGGCATAATTGAACATTTGCCCGCAGGCAAGACGGTTTCTTTTGCTTCCCCTCCTGGCACCACCGGTTACGCTGAGTACTCAAAGACTCAGTTAAGGGGTATTGCTGCGGGCGTGGGTATAACCTATGAAGCCTTAACCGGCGACCTGTCAAATGTTAACTTTTCGTCTGGCCGAATGGGTTGGCTAGAATTCCATAGGCAGGTACAAGCCTGGCAGAATAATTTAATTATTCCTCAATGCTGTGACCGGGCTTGGAGGTGGTTTTTAGACGGGTGTAATATTCAGGGTATTACTTCTACTGAGGTAATACCGGTTTCATGGATTTCACCGCGTAGGGAAATGATCGACCCGGTTAAGGAAATTAAGGGTATGACTGACGAAATACGTGCGGGGCTTTGCTCCTGGGGCGACCAGGTGGCAGAACTTGGCTACGACCCTGAAGAACTCTTAATAGAGCTAACGAACGAGGCCAGGAAATTTAAAGAGGCTGAATTAATGCTGGCTTCTGACCCTCGTTATGACGCAACCCGGACAAATGACCCTATGACGCCGCCGCCCCCACCTGGGACGGTACCGCCTGCGGCGCCCGGCAAGTCAATAAAGAAGCAAGTTAAAAAGCAGGTCAAGAAACAGGCCAAAAAGCAGACAGTAACAAAATAAATTAACTATTGTTTGCTTTTTTTTAATAAATAATTTACTATTGTTAATATATTTTATAACAAAATATATTATATATCAAAATTTTTTGATAACTATTTTTACCTATGCCGCTAAATAGCAAAAAAATTAAGCCACTTTACAGGGCTTTGCAAATCGTCCCAGACTCCCTTAATGAGGAACAAAGAACCGTCGACGTTACTTTCGGAACCAACGAACCTATTTTAATGCGCGGCTGGGATGGGTCATACTACGAAGTGCTTTCCTTCAAGAAAGAAAACGTAAGAATGGCCCGCCTGAATTCTGGGGCTCCGTTCTTAAAAGATCATAGACCAGACAAGCAAAGGGGCGTCGTGGTGTCTGCCTCTGTAGATGGAACAAAAGGCGTGGCTACGGTCCGTTTTAGCAAAAGTCAAAGCGGTGAACGTTTATTCCAGGACGTAAAAGATGGAATTAGAAAATCCATAAGCGTAGGTTATAGAGTTTACGCATACGTAGAAGAATCAGTCCCCGAAGAAATGAGGGGCGAAAACTATATCCCTACTTATACGGCTACTGATTGGGAACCTTACGAAGTGTCTTCCGTATCTATTCCCGCAGACTACAAGGCGGGCGTTAGGTTCGAGGAAGGGTTAGAAGAAAATGAGTTCAGTATTACAAATTTAAATAAAAAAACAATGCCACTTACAGACGAAGAAAAAAGGGAATTGGAAAGACTAAGAAAATTAGAGCTTGAAAAAAACCCAGCTCCCGGATTAACGGTAGAGCAAATTGAAGCAAACAGAAAGCTTGCCGTAGCGGAAGAAAAAACCCGCTCGTCTGAGATTCTTCTGGCTTGTAGAAAATCAAATTTGAAACCCGAATTCGCTGAAAAGCTTATCACTGACGGGACCGCCTTGTCTGATGCAAGGGCGTTAATTATTGAGGAATTTAGCAAGGCTGACTCTCCAATGAGAAACCAGGTTGTAAGCGTTGGTAATGGTATGGAAGAAAACGAAAAGCTTGCTAGAGGGTTAGAAGAATCCTTAATGCACAGGCTCGATAAAAGCGTAAAGCTTACTGAGCTCAGTAAACCGTATGCAGGTGGTAACCTGGGCGACATGGCAAGAAATTTTCTTGAATCCAAAGGCGTTAAAACCGCAGGTATGGAGCGTAGGGAAATTGCACGCCAGGCGTTAGAATATCGTTCAGGTGGGGCAATGTCTACTACAGACTTTCCTTTCATTCTTGGTAATGTTTTCAACAATATGCTTAGAAAAGCTTACGGCGTTCTGCCGCAAACTTTCAGGGAGTTTACCCGCGCGTCAATTGCCCCGGATTTCAGGGATATGTTACGTACTCAAATGGGGGACTTGACCGGCTTTAAAAAAGTGGTCGAAGGTGGTGAATACGAAATGGCTTCTTTCGGTGATGCACAGGAAAAATACAAGGTAGCTAAGTATGGTATGATTGTACCGATTACCTGGGAAGCTATTGTTAACGACGTCCTGGATGCGTTCAGCCGTGTACCTGCTTCTATTGCCATGAAGTCAAAACAAATGCAGTCTAACATTGTCTGGGGTCTTATCACTGGCAATGCTGCAATGGCTGATACGTTCAACGTATTCAGTACTGACCATGCCAATTATGTAGATTCAGGAAGTGTTATAGATGTGGCGAACCTTACAGAAGGTCGTAAGTACATGAGAAAACAAACAGATTTAACCGGCGACGTGTTAAACCTTACACCTGAATTTTTGATCGTAGGTTCAAACCTTGAAGGGGTGGCAAATCAGTATACTTCTGCGAATTATGTGGCTACTAAAAACGCCGACATTAACCCAGACTTTAACAAGAGCTTAAAGGTAATTGTTGAGCCTAGGTTAGATGCTTTCGATAGCGGTAACGCTTGGTATTTGGCTGCAAATCCAAATATTATTGACACTATTGAGTATGCTTTCCTTGACGGTGAGGGTGAATTATTTACCGAAACTAGACAAGGTTTCAATACTGACGGTATGGAAATTAAGGCTAGAATGGTATTTGGTGCCGGTGTAATAGACCACAGAGGTTTATTTAAAAACGTAGGAGCTTAAAAATAATTGGGGGTCTAAAAAGCCCCCTTAACCTTTTAAATAAAAAAAAATGAAAAATTACGTCTTAGGTGGCGACACCATACAGTTTGTTTTGGCTGCCAATTGCTTGGCAGGTGACATTATTAATATCGGCGCTGCAATGTCTGGGGTTGCCATGAATAGCGGGTCTACAGGCGATACTATTGCGGTAAAATTAAGAGGTGTTTTTACGCTTCCTAAAACTACCAGCTTAGTTATTACCGCAGGCGACGAAGTGTACTTTAATACTGGTACTGGAAAAGTAACAAAAACTAAAACAGATAAATGCCTTGGTGTTGCCTGGCAGTCTGCTTTAACCAACGACACTACTATCGAAGTTCTTTTAGTTCCAAAAAGAGGCGAGCAGGGGTTAGAAACTGCGCAAGCCGCTTTCGTTGCTCAAATTGCTACGGTTAACGCTACTGACTTGCCTACGGCTGAAGCTCTGGCAAATCAAAATAAAGCAACTGTCAATGCCTTATTAACTTCGCTAATCAATGCGGGGGTTATGGCTGCTTCTTAATCAGTGGTTAAGTGGGAAACTTATTTGATAAGCTACAGAGTAAAACCGTACAAACTATTTATAATACGTTTGGCTATATGGTTTCCTGGACGCCTGCCGGTGGTGGCCCTACATTAACAGCGAAATGCGGTTATAAAGAACCTACAGAGAAATACAAATTAGGCGAGGTCGAATACTCGCCTAATTCTTTTCAGTTCGAATACGAAAGCAAGGACCTGCCAGGTCTTTACGAGTCAGTGCAAGCAAATACTTTTGAACATATTTTTATTTACGAAATCGGTGCCGATGTTAGTACCGGGACCAGGTTTAAAGTTGATTCATTCAAGGCAATGTTTGACGGCAAAACCTTACACGCTTTAATAGAAAAATATTAATGGACTACGAGCAGGCAGAGGCTGATATAGTAACCAAGCTTGCCCCGTTGGTAACTGCGGGCTGCGAGGTTGTACCATTGCCAGATACGCAAGGAGAATTATTAAAGGTCATTGATAAGCCCCGTATAACGGTGGCCTGGAATGGCACAGACGCCGACCCTTCGCAATCTACCAGCGCCATAGTTCAGAGGTCTACAGTTAATTTTGAGATAACAATTCAATGGGGAAAGAAAAGAGGCAGCAACGGAATATATAATTTAATAAAATTAGTTAAATTGTACTTGTTAGGCTTTCAGCCTGACGCCTGCGGCAAGATGTGGGTTACAAAAGAAGAATTAGCAGATTATGACGCTAAGAATATTTGGAATTACCGGGCTTTCTATTCTGCGAATTGTGTGGAAGTGGAAGCGCCAGACGAGGCAGCCGATATAATATTAAGTCAACTTACTTTTAATACTACAGCTCAATAATGGCAGACGAGATAAAAATTTCAGGAATGACAGTAGCCACAGCGTTAGGCGACGACGATATTTTCCCTATTGTGCAAGATGGCGTAAATAAAACTATTTCTGGCTTAAAGGTCGCTCAAAAAGTTATCGCTGACGGGAAGTTCTTAGGTTCTAATTGTTTGTTTGTTGACCTGGCTGCGGTTGCCGGTGTTGCTGAAAGAGGTAATATAAATAAGCCATTTTCCGATTTGCCTACAGCTATAACCGCAGCGTCTTCAGGTGACACTATATTCGTTTTTAGTTGCGACGAAACAGGTTTTCAGACAACATTAAAAGACGGTGTTAATATTGTTTTCCTTGGCGGTGACGCTTGCAAGGCATTTGGATTTACTGATAACTCGGTACAAGTTATTTGCTCGATTAGTGGTAAATTTATATGCAATTATGGAATTATTTTAGATTGCGCCACCTCTGATATTAAAGTTTCTGATTTGTATATGTCAACCACCGCAGCCATTCGGGCTATAGTGGTTACCACGGGCGCAAAATTAAAGCTTTCAAATTCTACAATACAGACTCTCGAAGCTACTTCAGGTTATTCGCTTGCGTATATTGGTGACGGTTCAACATTCATTGTTGATAACTGTCAATTTAAATGCTCGTCTACTTTTCAGCGTGCGGTAGACCTTAACGCTACCGGTATTTTTAAAATAAAAGATTCTGTAATCGAGTGCGGCCATACTGAAAGTATTATTTCTTCTGCCGCCTTGAATATTTATGTTTACGGAACGCTTACAAGTAACAAAACTAAAAATTCGAATATCACTATTAAGATAGGTAACTTTGTAGTTGATACCGCCGTAACTGTAATATAATGTTAATAGAAGCGCAAGTAATAACACCGGATAATTTTGTCCGGGTAAATTCTGCCGGTGAAATTGTTGCAAATATTCCGGTTGCTTCTATAGCTACGACCTCCTACGTCGATAGCGCTATCGCCGCCCTTATTGGCCTGGCTCCCTCAGACCTTGACACTTTACAGGAAATTGCCGCTAACCTGGCACTGAAGCAAGATAAGTTATTAACGGGCTATACTGTGGGGGCAAATGCGGCCATTGTAGACACTGACAACGTTTTGCAGGGTTTCGGTAAGGCCCAGGCGCAAATCAATGCACATACGACCGCAATAGCTGCCGCAGTGGCCGATATAGCTACCATTAATTCAACACTTGGAACGGTCGTTTATTTGGGGTCTTCTCAAAGCATTACGGGAATAAAAAGTTTTACCCAGGTTATAAAGGCAGACGGTGGCGTAGATGTTACCGCAACCGGTGGTAGTGACGTCCTGAATATAGGAACCTCAAACGCTGATATAATAAATATTGGCTGGTCAGGTGCGCAAGTCGTGATACAAGGCTCTGTCTTCAGTAACCAGGTTACCAATGTCGAGGTAACAGATAAATATATTTTACTTAACAAAGGCGGGTTAACCGCGTCGGGGTCAAGTACTGGGTTTTCTATTGAGGAAAATGCAATTGTTACCGGTTACTTTGCTACCAATGGCAGCCGCGACGGCTGGGATTTTAAAGCCCCTGGTATATCTGATTATTTAACATTGTCTTTACTGTCATTAACCGGGCATAGAACTTTAACCGCACCTAATGCAACCGGCACTATAGCATTAACCTCTGATTTATCGGCATACTTACCGCTTGCCGGTGGTACAATGACAGGGGATATATTAATGGGGGCGCATGACATAAAAAATGTAGGTTCTATATATGACGGGTCGGTTATATCAGCCGCAATATCAACAAGGTTGCTAAAGGATTCGTCAGGTAATACAATTGTAAACTGGCAGTCAAGAACAAACGGGTTAGGGGTCGGCACAGGTGCGGGCTTCTTTGGGTTCTTTAAAACTACGAACGTTTCGTCAGGAATTGCGACACTGGAATTTCCAGACGGTTCGGGGACTATTGCCAGGGTGTCCGACCTGGTAGCTTATGAACCAGTACTGGGGACACCTGCAAGCAATGGCTATGCGCTGGTATCAACAACCGGCGGCGTTAGGTCCTGGGTTGCTTTTCCTACGTCTTCCCCTCTTACAACAAAGGGAGATATTTATATTTATAGTACAACTAACGCGCGACTCGCTGCGGGAACCGACGGTTACGTTTTGTTTGCAGACAGCACGCAAACAACCGGCTTGCGCTGGGGGGCTGCGTCTTCTCAATGGACGACAACCGGTTCAGATATTTATTATTCTACCGGCGGTATTATGATCGGTAATGCGTCAGCGCCGGGCGCTAAATTTCATGTAGTTGAAACCGGAACGTCTACGCCTCGCGGCACTATTTTAGATCAATATAGCACTGGCACAAACAGCTCACAGGCCAATATGCGAAAGGCCAGGGGTACGTATGCCTTACCTACCACTATAGTAACGGCTGATATTATTTCGAATGTTAATTCCTGGGCGCACGATGGCACAAACTTTTTAAATTGCGCTGCGGTCAGGGTTACGTCTGTGGGAACTATAAGCACAGGTATAACGCCCGCCAAACTGGAATTATATACTATGAATTCGGCAGGCGCCTTAACCCTGGGGTTTACTTTAGACCAGGCGCAAAATGTAGCTTTTGCCGCAGGTGTTACGCTGACAACTCCCGGCAGTATTGTCGGATTAAAAGAAGGTTTTCAGTTTGTTTTAGAGGGGCCTACAAATGACACTTATTACCTTGTTTCTAAAAAAACTTTTGCTGAGACAATAAATTCTCTTAAAGGTTTAAAGGTAACTTCGGGAACTTGCACAATACAGATAAATATAAATTCTACCCCTATAACCTGGACTGGTTCGGTAACTACTATAAGTGTTACAAGCACCCCGCAGGACATAGATGCAATTTCAGCTAACTCTATTTCTATAGGTGACGAAGTTTCTATAATAGTGACGAGCGCAGCTTCGCCGGTAAAATTAAGGTCTACAATATCAATGACAAGATGAGGTATTTAATAACTCCTGACGTAAGAACAATAAATTGGAATGTAGACGCTAATGGTACTTGGTTTACAGCTTCCAATTGGACACCTCAGAACGTTCCCGGTGGTTATGATAGGGACGCAACAATAGCCAATGTTCTAACTTCAGGTAGGGTAATAACTATAAACGATCATGTTACATTAAGAAATTTATTTTTGAATTATACAGGGGGGGCAATTACTATCCTCGCGTCAGCGGGGAAAAAAATATATTTTAATAGTAAAACAACATGTGCCATAACTTTTACGGCTGGTAATTCAAATACTTTAAGTATAAGTGCGGATTGTGTTTTTATGCAATCTATAACATTAACAAAAGATACCGGTATTTTATCAATGAGCGGAATATTTAGCGGTACTATTTCTGATTTTATAAAAGCAGGCGCAGGCACACTAACGCTTTCAGGGCTAAATACTTTTATAGCTACCATTACTATCACTGCGGGGACACTTGGCTGTGGTGCAGACACAGCTTTAGGGGATTCTTCAAACGCTATTGTTTTTAATGGGGGAACTTTAAATTTTACATCAGGTATAACAAGCGCAAGAAATATGAGCGTTGTAGCTACAAGCTCTAAATTATCGTCTTCCGGAAATTGTGTTTTTTCTGGTACAATTTCCGGCTCTATTGCTTTAAACTGTACCGCAAATGGTTCTTCTACTCTTGAATATTCAGGCAGTATTACATTGTCTGGCACGTTGAGTTTTACTTCTGGCACTCATAAAATTTCCGGTACTCACTCTGGTACTGGAAATATAGCACCTTCAATTAACAATCCTGTGTTTATTATAACAGGTAGTATAACAAGTTCAACAGGCACTATTACAGGATTAAGTATAAAAGGTAATGGAAGTGTAGCAAAAGCAACGACATTACCTTCTACCGGAACAATAGAGGCAAGTGATGGAGTAAGCACACCCGGAACATTTACATTTACTAATACTCTTATTCTAGGAGCGTCTGGATTTGTTACAGTTCGTACAAGTGGCTCAACTGTTTCAAAAATTGCGGTAACTGGAAATGTAACAATAAGGGGAACCGCTAATTTTCCAGATGCCTCATTGAATACTGGTACGTATGACATAATAACATATACGGGTACGGGGACTGTAACAGCATTAACATTAGGAACAAACAGTACAGGAAGAACAATAACTTTTTTTCACGATACAGTAAATAAAAAATATCAAATAATAGTTGTATAAAAATTATGGCACAAAGGAAACCTATTTCTAATCATCCAAAAATTGACAGCGTAGAAGGGCAGCCAGTTAAAAGGTATGTACTATATGAAGGCCACGGCCATAATGAGAAACAAAAGATTATTCAAATAATTGTTTCCAGGATTCACGTAATAGAACTTAATGGCGCAGAAATATCACTGCCTCAAATTGCCCCGGACGACCAGGTAGTATTAGAGGCTAATATGAATAGGTACGTAGATGGTAATGGAACAAGGGTTCAATTGATACCTGCCACCTACGACGAGAATAACGTAGAGCTTACGCCAGCCCACTATCCTTTAAATTCTATACCCGAATACATGTACTGGTATTACGCTTTTACATTGCCTCAAATTCTCTGGGACGTATTAGACGCTAATATACAGGACCAGGCAAACAAAGGAGCTTTTGATACTTACGAATTATGAGAAAAGAAGGAACAATCATTCGGGAACGAACGCCATTTAATCCATTGAAATTAAAAACTTACCTTTCTGTTTGCGTAAGGTATTTCAATGGCGTTACAAAAAATCACGCAGCAATAATTATTTATATTGACAATGAACCTTATGTATTCGAGGCTTGGCGCCGTGTAATAATTACGCCATTAGATAAGTGGTTTCGTCCTGGTTATACTTATTCGTTCATTGAGCCATTTGCTGATTATGACGCAGGCTTCGCGAGGCATAAGGCTTTATCTATGGCTGGCTGGACTGAGTACAATTTCTTAGGAACTATGTTTTATCAATTAATCTACCAGGTGTTTGATTTATGGATAGGACCAAAAGGCGACAAAGCAAATAAAAAAGTGCAATGCGCTCAGTTTATAGCAATACTATGTAAAAAGCCTTCGCCCTGGCTATGGACTCCAAGGAATTTGGATAACGGTAAACTTTAAATTATATTTATCAAAAAAAATAATTATGATCAAAAGAAATATATCAAAAGCGATTGAACAAAGGCAAGCACTTGAAAAATTAATTCTGCTTAAGGGGCACGGCCTGGGGTATGAACTGAATTTAAATCTATTCAGGGTTAGGTTGAAAATCGAAGATTGGTCAGCCAGATTTAAGGAAATTGAAAATTCGTTTATCGTAAAAGACGGTTCTGGAGAGCCCGTAAAAGTTCTTGTTAATTCAAAGGGTATGATTGTAAAAGATATTCCTTTTGACGCGAACCTGGAGCTTGCAGAAGGTACCCAGTGGGGTAATAAGTTTGACCCAGAAAGGGCCGAGGAAAGACAAGAAGCCGTTAAAAAAATGAATGAAGAATTAATCGAATGGGACTACAAGCCGCTTCCAAAGGCTAAAATAATGGAATTGAATGAAAAGGGCATACTGGACGGGGTAGACTATTCCAGCCTGTTAGACGTCCTTATAGAAATTTAAATTTGCTAGTATAACAAAAATCATTTATATTGTAACCAACATTTAAACCCTGTCTCTATGAATTTTTTACATGGCTTCGAAACCGTCACTTTAAGAGTTGGCCCCCGAACTATTCAGGCGGTGCCTTCTTCGATAATTATTTTAACAGGTATTGCACCAATTGGACCGGTTAACGTTCCTACGCTTGTAACAAATCCGACAGAGGCCGCAGCTTTTGGCGCTCGTCTTCCTGGCTTCAATATTCCTGAAGCGCTTGACTCAATTTTTTCTATGGGTTCAGGTATTGTTATTGTTATCAATACTTTTGATTCAACCGCAAACGTTGCGGCAATAGCCTCGGAAACGATTGTGGTTTTAAATGGTAAATTCAAATCTGCTTATGCGCCCGTAGGCGCTACGCCTGCAGCAGTAAAAAATACCGACCTGTCAATTACCTATAGCTTGGGCACAGATTACACACTGGACGAATTCGGAAACGGTACCGTTTTAAATGCGACCAGTATACCAGACGGAAACGCGAAAATGGTATATCATAAACTTGACGCTACTACTATTTCAACTTCTCAGATTATCGGAACGGTTGACGGGACGAGCGAAGCGAGAACAGGTTTAAAGTGTATAGATTTAATTCTAAACTTATTTGGCTTCAAACCAAAGTTATTTATTTGTCCTGGGTATTCTTCCTTGCCTGCGGTGTCTGCCGCTATGCTGACTTATGAGAACGCATATAAGGGTGTAGGACTAATCGACGCACCTGCGGGAACAACCGTAGCCGGTGCAATCGCTGGCCGTGGTCCTTCCGGGGCTTTTGGCTGGAATGTAGCGAACTCGCGAAGCTTCCTATTATTCCCTCTTTTTAATGTCGCTGACCCAGACCCAAGGGCCGCAGTAGGTGCCACTAAATTAGAATGGTATAGCTCATTAATGGCCGGTGTAATTTCTGCCAATGACAAAGATAATGGTTACTGGACTTCGCCGTCAAATAAAGAAATAGGCAAAATAATTTCACCTGAAAGAGTTATCACTTGCAGCCTTGAAGATTCAACGGCGCAAAATCAGCAATTGAACGCTGCGGGTATTGTTACTTATTTCAATGCATTCGGAACCGGAACCAGAACATTCGGTAACAGGTCTGCAATGTTCCCAAGCGATACCCAGGCGGTGAACTTCCTTAATATCCAAAGAATAAAGGATATTGTAGAAGACTCAATCAGCGCAGCAATGGTGCCATATATGGACCAGCCAATAAACCAGGCTACTTTAGACAGTGTAAGAGCTTCAGTAAATGGGTTTATCAGTATATTGATACAAAGGGGCGCATTGCTTCCGGGCTCTAAATGTATCTTTGACCCAGGTGTAAACTCAGTCGACGAGCTGGCCGCAGGTCATGCAACTTTTACCGTTATTATAATGGGTCCTACTCCATTGGAAAAAATTACCTTCCAGACTTTTGTAGATACGTCTTTACTTTCTCAACTTATAACCGTTTAATCCAATGGGTCAGAAAATTGCAATTAATAGAACAACTAACGCCAATATATATATTGACGGTAGTTCATTTTTAGGTCGTGCTGAAGAATTTTCTTTGCCGACGGTTAAGACTAAGACTTCTGAACATAAAGCAATCGGTATGATTGCTACTATGGAGCATTTTAGCGGTATAGAAAAAATGGAAATGAAAATAAAATGGAATTCGTTTTATGCTGACGTTCTTAAAAAGAATGCAGACTTTACGAAGACTGTTAATATTCAGATTCGTGCTTCTGTAGAAGAATATAATTCAGCCGGGCGGGGCGCTGAGTCCCCAATGGTATTGACTGTTACAGCTCAATACAAAGATTTCCCATTAGGAAATTTCAAGCAACATGACAACGTCGAGCTGGAAACTACCCTAAACGTTCTTGCTTTCAAGCAAGAAATTAACGGCGAGGAAATTATCGAAATAGATATTATGGCCAACATCTACAAAGCTAACGGGGTCGACCTAATGGCTAAATACAGGGCCAACCTTGGAATTTAATTTTTTTAAACAATAGACAAAATGGATGAATTAACAAAAGCACAGGGGGAAGCACCTGTTAAAAAAATACCCGCAGCAAGAACGAAGGTATTGCCTTCCGGGGTAACTGCCGTTATTGGAATTTTTAAGGGCCGACATATCCGGGAGTCTCAAAAACTTGTCGGTACCGAAACCGAAAGATATTTATTTGCACTGATTGCGTTAACAACTACATTCGACGGTAGAACCGTTATTATGGAAGATGTGGAAGAAATGGACGGCTGGGACGTATTGGCGCTAATGGCTGAATTCAATTCTTCAGGTGACGCAAAGCAATGAGCGCAGGGGACTTAATGTTCCTTGCGCATTTTTCAAATTGCCCCTTAGAATATTGGTTCGAACAATCTGTAAGCGACTGTCTTTTCTGGTACCATGAGGCGCTAAAGATACACAAAGAAATAAATAAGGCCCCTAATGAACAATCTTCTTAAAATAGCCATAATGTTAACTGCCTACGATCAAATGAGTAGGGAGATACAGGCGGCAGTAGGAAAAAGTAAAAAGGAGCTGACGGATTTAAAAAACCATGCACGCAGCGAATTCGCTTCAGGCGTCGGCCTTATTGGCGCCGGTATGGTGGGCGTTAACGCAATCGTAAAAACTGAACAAGCTTTTGCCGACCTAGACGAAGCTGCGAAGAACCTACAGTCTACAATGACCAGGGACGGCGGTATTATGGATACTAAGCAGTTTGAAGCTTCTACAAAATTAGCAAAAGACCTTTCCGATTATCTACCTGGTACCACTGCCGACATTCTCAATATGTTTAATACTATGGAGCAAACCGGCATTAGCGCCGACAGTGTTTTAAATGGCGTTGGTAAGTCTGCCGCCTATTTGGCCGTTGCAATTAAAATGCCATACGACGAAGCTGGTAAGTTTGCTGCAAAAATGAAGGAAGCCACAGGCATAGCAGACAACGAAATGATTAAGTTCATGGACACCATTGCCAGGACCAGGCAGCTAGGGGTTGACGCTTCAGAAATGGGTTTTGCTTTTGCACGTTCTGCGGGCTCCTTAAAACTACTGGGAATTCAAGGGCTTGCTGCGGCGAAGTCTACGTCTGCGCTTTACGCCATGCTTGTAAAAACAGGTGCGTCCGGTGAAACTATCGGTACCGGTATGACATCAATTTTTAATTCAATCACGAACCCTGAAAAAGTAAACGCATTTAATGATGCATTACGGAAATATGGAATACAGGTCGATTTTGTAGATAAGAAAACCGGGAAGTTTAAGGGCGTTGAAAATTTAATGGTTCAATTTGATAAGATCAAAAAACTAGGATTAGGGGTAGAAGAACAAGGGGCCTTGACTCGTATGCTTTTGGGTCCTGGCGCCGATGCAAACTTTATGAATATCTTAGTTAGCAAAGGCGTTGCTGGCTTCAATGAGATGACCGACGCCATGAGCAGGCAGGCGACTTTAGACGAGAAGGTAAATATACAAATGTCTTCCTTGAAAAATCAATGGGAAGCCCTTACCGGTACAGCTACAAACTTCCTTGCTACAATGGGGGCAGCGCTTGCGCCTACGCTTATAAAAATATTTACCATACTCGGTAAAATACTTGCCGCAACAACTGCCTTTTTTGAGGCTAACCCAAAGCTGGCAAAAATGGTTATGCTTATGCTTGCAGTCGTTTCGGCTGGCCTTATGTTAATGGGGGTATGGAAAATATTTATGATATTAAAATCTGCAATGATAGCCTTTAATATTGTCTGCGCTGCAAACCCTTATGTTTTGCTGGCCCTCGCTTTTATTGCCATAGTTGCGGCCTTGATTATCTGGCGAGCGGAAATAAAGAAATTCTTTAGCAATAACCCGTTATTGAGAATTGCCGCTATACTTTTGGCGCCTCTTATGCTTATTGTAGTTTACTGGAATGAAATAATAAGTTTCTTTAGTGGTCTGCCTAATAGAATCATGAACTTGGGGTCACGTTTCTATAATGCAGGTAAAAATATTGTTAAGTCAATCTGGGAAGGTGTAAAGTCAATGGCCAATAAGCCGGTAGAAGCAATAGCGGGCATAGTTCAGAAGGTCCGGGACTTTTTGCCATTCTCACCGGCCAAGACCGGCCCTTTTAAGGACCTGCATAAAGTTAAGATCATTGAAACAATAGCCGGGGCAATGCGTCCGGGGCCTATGGTTAACGCAATGTCTAAGGCGGTAGGGTTATCGTCCACTGCGGGCGGTGGTCGCTCCCTGGGGGCTAATTCAGGCCGTGGCGCCGGTGGTATCACTATACATTACGCGCCGGTGGTTACCCTTGGAGTGGGGGCCAATAAAGAAGACTTCGTAAAATTACTTCGTGACAATGCAGACGAGTTAATGAGAATGATAAAAAATGCAGGGGCTAAAATGGAAAGGGGTAAATACTAATGTACGCTCAAATAGGTGACATAATTTTATCGGGGCATTACGGGTTTACCGCCTGGTCAGACGAGAAGGGTAGCAACATTATCGAGCATCCTTTAATAGAGTCAAAGCCACGTTTACAAAAGATAGGCGATGAGCTGGACAAATTTAATTTTAGCGTAAACTTAAATCGTGGGTTCGTTGATATTGAGGCCGAAACTGCAAGATGGAATAAATTAGTTTCTGATTCTACGGTCGTTCCTGTTACGCTGGGTACCGGTGAATTTCTGGGGAATTTTATTTTAACAAAAATAAAAAAGGTCGTAGACCAGACAGACGCGTCCGGTGGTATAGTTCAGTGTACCTTAGAATTAAATGCGGTTGAATTCATAAGCGACATTCAGGAAAATAAAGGTACTGCGGTCCTTTCAAATAACCCCGCCTCTGTTAAGTCTGTGGCCGTTCAGAAATCTTTAGCGGGGCAAATCACAGGAAACGTTACTGATTGTTCAAATCTGACAGAGGAAATGAATACAAATTTAACGCTTGCCGAAAAAAGCCCTAAACAGAAAGACAAAAAGTTAAAAGATACATTGAATAAAATAAAATTAATAGATGCCAAGCTGAAGGCTACCTATATTTTGACTTCCAATGTATTTAATTTGATTAACGAAGCGCAGAATATGAGGCAGCGAATAAAAACCACTCAGACGCTTTTACAGACACTGAAGGATGCAGCTACTTTTAAGGACGTAGCAGGTGCCAGGTTAGCAATGACCGCTTTTCAAGGAAGCGTCAGGGGGCTTACGGCCCTATCTTCTGTTTTTACTAAGACTTACGCTTTAAGACAGACCGCATAAATGGAATACATACCATATACAAGCAAGCAAGGCGACCGGTGGGACTCTATAGCGTATGACGCCTATGGTGACGAAAAATATATGAACAAAATAGCAGACGCAAATATAGAAATTGCCCTGGATGTTCCTATCCCTGCGGGGACACTTTTAAGAATTCCGGTTCTTGACATTGTGCAAATAAATAAAGAGCTATTACCGCCGTGGCTGAGATAAGTAAACCTATAGCGAAATTAAAATACAACGGAAAAGATATTTCGGAGGAAATTTCTAAGTTCGTTACGTCTGTTTCTTATACCGACAATACAGAAGGTCAGAGCGACGAAATAGAAATTAACCTGGAAGACGTTGACGCTAATTGGCGCAATGATTGGTACCCGGACAAGGGCGCCGAGCTGACTTTGTCTATGGGGTATAATGGTATTTTTATGGACTGCGGGGTATTCCAGATTGACCAGATAAAATTAAGCGGGCCGCCTGACGTTGTTTCGCTTCAGGCTCTGGGCGCTGGCATAAAAGGAACCCTAAGAACAAAGACAAGTGTAGCCCACGAAAATAAAACCATAAAGCAGATTGCCGACGCAGTAGCGAAAAAAAACGGCTTAACTGTTCAGGGAACCATAGCACCTATAGTTATAGAAAGGGTTACGCAAAATAACGAAACTGACCTCGCTTTCCTTAATCGTCTTAGTACTGAATACGGCTATATATTTTCAATTAGGGGTAATAAATTAACTTTTACAAGCATCTACGAAATTGAGAACCTTGCGCCGGTTGTTACCATTGACCGCACAGATTTAAAAAGCTACGATATTTTAGATAAGACCTTGCAGACTTATACTTCTGCTACTGTGAAATACCATAACCCAGCGAACAAAAAAGTTTCTGAATATAAAATCGAAACCAGGAATAACGCCGACACGGTGCCGTTTAAATTCATTGTTCCCAGCGACGAGCTTAACGTAAAAGTAAAGGCTGAAAATAACCAGCAAGCAGAAGCAAAAGCAAAGGCAGCGCTGTACAGGAAGAATTCATTACAACAGGAAGGGACTATCTCAGTTCAGGGTAACCCGTATTTAGTGGCCGGGAATAATTTTTCTCTTACCGGTATGGGTAAAATATCGGGTGTATTCCATATAATGAAAGCTACCCATACGGTAGTACGTGGGGCTGGCTGGGTTGCGGTACTCGATATAAAAAGAGTGGGCTTTGTTGTGAAGGAAAAGGTTAAATCTAAGAAAAAGCGGAAGCCAGCGAAGTATACGGTTAGCGTGGTGAAATAAAAAAAAGATAAGACCGTTAGGCCCTATCTTTCCATGAATAATCAAAATTAAAAGTAATTATCAAAAGCGCCTGCAATATAAGAATATTTTTTTACTATATTTGATTATGTCGATATTAATTTACGGAACCATTACGAAAGTTTACCCCAGCGAGGGGCTTGCCGTAGTTAATTTCGACGACAGGGATATAGCAAGTAAGAAGCTTCCTATAATCTACCCAAGGACCTTTAAGGACCAGGTAAGCGACCCTATGGAGGAAGGCGAGCACGTTGCTTGTGTAATGGATTCAAATTTGGAAGACGGGGTTATCCTGGGGGCCATGTACAGCCAGGCAGATACCCCACCGGACGGTGTAGGTGCCGACGTTACCATGAGAAAGTTTAAAGACGGCACAGTTTTTAAATATGATCGTACCGCTAATGAATACTCTATTAAAAACGGAACTACTGAGTTTGTGTTTAATAAAAATACCGGCTTTAAATTAAAAAAAGGTAGTGAAGACCTGGCCGCATTAATAAACGATACGTTAGACGGTATAGTAGCATTAACGGTTACGGCCAGTTCGTTCGGTTCACCTACTGGGCCGCCTAATAATCTAGCGACTTTTGAAGCTATAAAAATAAGAGTAACCGCATTTTTTGGAGCATAAAGATATATGACTTTAGTAAGCGAAATAACGTCAAAGAATTGGAGCATAAGCAAAGATGTGCAAGGGGAAATCGTCACAGATGTCGACGATATTAACCAGTGCATTTATATTATTGTAACTACCGTAAAGCGCACTGACCCGTTAAGGGTTCAATTCGGCTGCGGGCTTTGGGAGTGGTTAGATAAGCCGGTGAACGTTGCTATTCCTAATATGATTCGTGAAATCAGCGTAGCTATTGACAAATGGGAACCAAGGGCCGAAGTGACCAAAATAACTTACCAGCTTGACTTATCTACTGTGATTTTTTCTATATATTGGAAATCTTCATTCGGAAGCTCACAGACTATTATACCTATAAATTTACAATAATGGAAGCACCTGTATTAATCAGCAACGATACCACTGAAATAGTAGCTGAGATAAAAGCGGAATATGAAACCCGAACCGGTAAGGTGGTAGCTGCGGGCTCCCCTGAAATGGGGTTGTTTAATTCAATTGCCTACAGGGAAGGTTTAGTACGTTCTGCGATACAGAGCGCCGGGCTTCAAATGCTGGTACCGTTTTCTTCAGCTCCTATACTTGACGCCCTCGGCCAGCTCGTAGGCGTGTCCAGGCTTTCGCCTGCAAATGCTCAATGCAATATTTTACTTACGCTTACCTCTGACCATACAGATACCATTATCCCGGAAGGGACCCGTATACAGTCACAGGACGGAATAGGAACATTTGGAATTGATAACGACGTCTTTGTAGCTGCGGGAACTTTGACGGCCAATATATCAGCAACCTCGCTTACGCCTGGCGCTGCTGGTAACGGATTCACAGCGGGGCAAATTAATAATATTCTGGACCCGCACCCATTTTTAGTGACTGCTGCAAATACCGATACTTCTGCCGCAGGTTCTGACGCCGAAACAGACGACCAACTAAGGGCGCGTATTATGCTGGCCCCTGCTTCCTTCAGTGTGGCCGGGCCAAAGGATGCATATATCTTTTTTGCAAAGTCTGCCAGTTCGTTAATTATCGACGTGGCCATAACCCAGCCGGTGCCTGGTACGGTAAATGTTTACCCGCTTGTTTCAGGCGCTGACGTTACCCCTACGGAAATACTTGACCTTGTAAGCGCTATTCTTAATGACGATAAAATCAGGCCGCTTACCGATACAGTGAATGTTATAGCTCCTACAAAAATAGAATATACCCTGACCGTTCATTTAACAACTATTACCGGAACCGTGGCACAGGACGCAATCGACGCCGTTACCGCCTCGCTTGCCTTATTCACTCAGACGCAAGCGAAAAAAATGGGCCGGGATGTTCTTGGTACAAAAATAAAGTCGCTGTCTATGGCTGCGCTACCTGACGGCATCTATGACGTTGCCTTAGTAGGATTCACTGATTTAATTATTGCCGAAACAGAGTACGCATATTGTACTACTTTAAATATAACTGTAACTGGAAGCAATGGCGGCTAACGAAAAAAATATTTTATCAAGTTCATTAATTTCTAAAGAGCATCTAGCCGTATTCGACGACATAGTAAGGGAACGGTTTGCAAATATAGATTTGACGCCCTTGTTAATGTACCTTATCGACGTGGCGCCTGTCGCTGCGCTGCCTGCGCTTGCACAGCAATTTGATGTACTGGGGTTCAATGGCTGGTTCTTGACCAGTAACGAAGCTGACCGCAGGGAATTGATAAAAAGAGCTATTGAGTTAAAGAGGTCAAGGGGTACACCCTGGGCGGTTCGCGAGGCTCTTAAATCTGTGGGTTATGCAGACGTGATTATAGAGGAAGGCGTAGGCGGTTTTAAATACAATGGAATCTATAATTATGACGGTGAAATAAATTACGGTGCCGGGAACTGGGCTAACTTCAGCTTGAAGCTCATAGACCTTGGAGAAACGAAAGGGTTTTCTACCTCTGACCTGGCCAGTATAGAATTAATGGTCGACAGGTATAAGAATGCCAGGTCTAAACTTTTGGAGGTTCTTTTAACCGCCTCAAATACCGATTTCATTGACATAACAGACGAATTTACTTCTTTGCTGGCCCTTTCATTTATTGACTCGCTTAACACCTCATTCAGATATGACGGTATTTTTAATTATGACGGCTCAAAACAATACGGCGTAGATACTGAAGAATTCAGGCTTTTTGTTAACTTGCTTCTGGATAGCGATACGTTCGGAACGCCTAACGATAGTGAATTAAGTATAAATATTGTAACTTCCATTTTTAAATTTATAATTTTAGAGACAGGTGAACGCGTCACTACGGAAGATAATAAGGAAGTAATTACAGAATTTGAAATAATACCTTTATGAAAAAAATGTTAAAAGGAGTTTTTACCCTTAAAAAGTTTGACCTTGAAGGGAACCTAATAGAAGAATTCGAGGAACTAAATTTAATTGTTGACAAAGCCAGGTTTAACATGGCCAGGTTGATAAGCGCTTCGACAAATCCTTATTATATCAGCTCTATAGGTTTTGGCCTTGGCACTACAGACGCAGACGTGGCCGACCTGGTATTAACATCTTCAATTACCAAAGGTTTCGATTCGATTACCTACCCAGACGCTACAAGCGTGCAGTTTAATTGGTCCCTTGACGAAACAGAAGGTAACGGAATGGCTATAACTGAATTTGGGTTATTGAGCAATAACGGTGACTTGTTTGCCCGTAAAGTTCGCGCGGCCATTAACAAAGAAGCTGATTTTACCTTAACGGGTGCATGGAAAATATTTTTTTAAAATAATAAATTATGTCAAACTTATCAGAAACAGCAAGCTTCGACGCCGGTGTCTATCAAATAGAAACAGGTGACAGCGTTATCGGTGGGCCTACAGGTATAGCAAATAAACAAGCTATTGCCCTGGCTAATCGTACTACATATTTAAAACAGCACGTAGACACTGCGGAAGCTGACATCATAGCGGCTGCGGCCTCGCTGACAGACAAAGAAACCAGAATAGCGTTAATTGAAGCGGCCAAGTTCCAATTGATCGGAAATAACTTCGTGCGCGGTATAGTTACCGTAAATTCCGGTTCCCCTATGATCGTGCCAGCTACCGCATACGGAAAGCTTACTATCTTAGATGTTCCCGGTACAAGTGTCACAGCATTGCTTCCTACCCTTACAGGTTTAACCGTAGGGGCAAGGTTCGATATTCTTATCATTGATTCGTCAGGGTCCCGTAAAACGGCTAAAATTACGTTCTCGACTGTAGACGGTACCGTAACAGGGAACTTACTGGACTTCAGCGTCGGCGATACAGTGGCATTTATAGTTACCGGCGCGGGTACCTGGGCCATAATGAACGGCTTTAAGCAAAGCGATTGCGGGGCTATAGGTGAAGTTAAATATTTCGGGGTAAGCTCACCGCCTACCGGTTACATTGCTGCCGATGGGGCTGCGGTAAGCCGTACAACATACGCCCGTCTGTTTGCCTTCTATGGCGTGACTCATGGAGTGGGTAACGGAACTACCACGTTTAACGTTCCTGACGGTCGAGGTGAATTTATCAGAGGCTGGGACAATGGCCGAGGCGTAGACAGTGGCCGTACATTTGGCTCATTCCAGGCTGATATCATCAAAAACCACACACACCCTTACGTAGATGTTAGGGACACGGCTGCGGGGGGCGTATCAACGGGGGGTGCAGCCTCTTTTACGGCTACAAGTCAAACAACCTCAAACAATACCGGCGGTTCTGCGGTAGAAACCAGACCTAGAAACATTGCACTTTTAGCGTGCGTTAAATATTAAGAGCCATGAAGAAAAATATTGATACCGAAAAAATTGAGTCAGGCGAAGAATTTAGCGTCACAATAAATAAAGCTACCGACGTAAACCAGGCTACAAGAAAGATTGCTGACTTTACTAAGCAAAAGGTAGAAGCCCCGGAAGTGATAACCGAAAAATTTGAGCCTAACCCGGAAGTGATAGCGCATGACCCAGGCAGCAAGCAGGTGTACGCTTATGACCAGGACGGAAAATTTACCGGTATGGCCACAGCTCACGAATGTCCCTTAGAAAAAGGTGTGTTTCATTTACCGGCAGGCACCACAGAAGAACCGGTCCCGGACAAAATGGAGTTTCCTACTTTCAGCCCTGTTAAAAATAAATGGATGAATGTTGCACCTCCTAAACCTACCAAGGAAGAAAAGGCAGAAATTAAAAAAGACCTGGCCGCAGAAGCAAGGGCGCAAAGAGATTATTTATTATTGAAAACTGATTATACCCAAGTAATGGATTTTACCGGGAACGGCCCACTTTGGGCCGCCTACCGTAAAGAATTAAGGGATTTACCTAAACAAAATGGTTTTCCGGATAAAATAACCTGGCCAGAACCGCCGAAAAAGGCGCAATAACTGCAAATCCCTGAAAGTGTTTTGATTTTCAGGGATTTTTTTTTATGTTTATATCTGAACTTTTTAACCTTATATAAGTTATGTCGCACCATTTACACCCGGACCCACAGAATGGATTAAATATTTTTTATTGGATTCTTTGGGCCTCGCTTTTCATTTGTACAAAAATTTCGGGCTTCATTGATAAGGTGGCCGCAGCCGTAGACATAAATGAAATAAATCTGCCGCAGCATCACAATAGCCTACTGCCTGAACTTAGCGACCTCATACCCCAGGTAATCGTAGCTGTAATTTTAGCTATTTTCTCATGGTCTACTATCGAGCTAATGAAACTTATTAAAAACAAAATCACAAAATGAATAAAATACTATCGGACCAGGATAAGGCAGCGATTGCAAAATCGTTCAACCTTGAATTAGCTTTGGTTTTATCCTTCTTACAGGTTGAAACTAAAAACGGCGGGTTTTTGCCTTCCGGTAGAACTAAGATTTTATTTGAAGGGCATTATTTCAGCCGGTTAACCGGTGGGAAGTATGACGCCACGCACCCGACTATTTCATATCCTAAATGGACCTCGTCGCATTATATGAGGGATTCAGAAAAGGAATACGACCGGTTAACGCTGGCCATGACCTTAGACAAGCACGCGGCTTTGATGTCTGCTTCCTGGGGGCTCGGCCAGACAATGGGGGAAAATTATAAACTATGCGGTTTCGATTCGGTTGAAAAGATGGTAGAAGACTATGCGACCTCTGAATATTTCCAATTGATAGGCGCCCTTACTTTTATAAAGAATCAGCCGGTAGTATTTCATGCATTGCAAGAAAGGCACTTCGACGTATTCGCTCATTATTACAATGGCCCACAGTGCGCAGTCAATCACTACCCGGAAAATTTACAGTTAGCTTATAACCATTTTACAAAATAAATATATGTTAAAAAAGTATTTCTCAGAACCGCCGAAATTATTTAAAATAATTATTGGTGTGTGCCTGTCATTGAAAGCAAGTATAGCAGCTTTTTTGATGCTTAATTTTGTTCAACCTATGCCTGACGGCCTGGTAAAAGCTTCTTACTGGCTTTTAGGAATCTGCTTTATTGTCGCGGGCTTCAGTCAGGCACAAACTAAAAAAGAAGATGAAAAATAGAAAAACAATTATCTACTGTCTTATTTTCGCCTGGGGGCTTATGCTGGCCCTGGCTATGGCTGGATGCACCCCAGAACAAAAGGCGAGGTCTTCGCAAAGGAAGTTAAACAGGATTCTTAAAAAGCATCCTGAATTAACCGGTACCGATACCGTTACTAAAACCATAACCGTCGTTACTCCTGGGATTGTTGACTCTGTCGCTTTTGATACAAAGCCCGATACTTCTGCGGTCGATTCACTTACGCAGCACTTCGCGGCCAAGGTTGACACGGTTACGCTGGATTCGCTTAATACAGGCTTTAAGACGATACTTGTAAAAGCTACGACCTTCGATACCATTCTAAAGACAGGACGCGCCAGGTATCACGTAACAGAGAAAGCCGGGCGTTTAAAAATAGAGCTGGAAACAGATACCACAAAGCAAGACATTAAGGTCCCGGTAGCCATAAATAAAGTAAGCGCCAAATTTGTACCCACCTGGTACCAGCGCCTTTTTATGTGGGTAGGAAAAGACATGTTAATAATTATTGGTAGCTTTTTATTCCTTCTGCTTGCGCTTGCGGTCTATAAAGGGATAAGGAAGGCACTTTAAAATATAGCCGGGAGGTTGTTAGCCCCCGGTTAGGTTTAGTTTAATAAAGCACTTGAAAATAATTCGAGTGCTTTATTTTTTTATATCAAATATTTTTGATAGGTTTGTTAAATATGGGTATAATAATAAAATCAAAGTCTGGGACTATTGGCCACGTTGATAGGGTTATCGGAACTAAATTATTATGTACCAAGTGCGACCCAGAATACAACTTGTTAACAAAGGAAGCGCAATTTTTGATTAGCTCAGTCAACGCCGAAAGGATAGGATATATAGAGTATTGGGATTTAAAAAGGATTAGATAATTATGAAACAAAAAATTCAAACACAAAGGGAAAAGGATAAAAAGAACTTACTAAAAGAGGCTGCGAAGCAATCAGCTATTTTACAGGAAACAGGAATTAAGCAAGGCGTTCACGCTGAAAGGATAGGCACTTCCCAAAGGACGTTAAGTAAATTTATGAGTGGCGACCCTGACTATGTTACGGCCAGCCTGGTACAAAGGGTTAAGGTTTATATAGCTGAAAATATCAGTGTGGAAAAGATTGCTTAAAATAATTATCAAAATATTTTGATAACAAAATTTTTTGATATACTTTTGAGACAACAACAAAACAAAATCTGAAAATGAAAACACTTATATTTAAAGATTATTCTGAGTTCGTTAATCGAACCGATAAGCAAATAAATGGGGTAAGCCCCGCATTCGCTAAACAAAATCCCAATTATGAGAACGACAATGAAACGAACAAAGGTTCATGGAATTGCCGCTCTTGCCGCTCTTGCAGCTCTTGCAGCGATTGCAGCGATTGCAGCGATTGCAGCGATTGCAGCTATTGCCGCGATTGCAGCTATTGCAGCTATTGCCGCTATTGCAGCTATTGCAGCTCTTGCAGCGATTGCAGCTCTTGCAGCGATTGCAGCTCTTGCAGCGATTGCAGCTATTGCCGCGATTGCAGCTCTTGCAGCTCTTGCCGCTCTTGCCGCTATTGCAGCTATTGCCGCTATTGCAGCTATTGCAGCTCTTGCAGCGATTGCAGCTCTTGCAGCTATTGCCGCGATTGCAGCTCTTGCAGCGATTGCAGCTCTTGCAGCGATTGCAGCGATTGCAGCTCTTGCAGCTCTTGCAGCGATTGCAGCTCTTGCAGCTCTTGCAGCTCTTGCAGCGATTGCAGCTCTTGCAGCTCTTGCAGCTCTTGCAGCTCTTGCAGCGATTGCAGCGATTGCAGCGATTGCAGCGATTGCAGCGATTGCAGCTCAATGGTTTTCAAAACCGAAAAAGAAAATAAAGAGGAAAATGGTTTCCCTGAGATACCAATTATTGAAAATATTCATCAAAAGGTATTGGCTGCCGCTTCCGGTCCTAATAGTTTGGATATGTCTAAATGGCACACCTGCGATACTACGCACTGCCGGGCCGGGTGGGTTGAATTCCTGGCAGGTGAACAAGGTAGAATACTGGCTGAAAAAACTTCTACCTTATTCGCCGCAATGCAGATATATAAGAAGTCGTCTCCCGAAATAAGGGTTTCGCCTTGTTCTTTTTTCTTAGGAAATACTGAAGCATTAGCAGAAATGAAAGCCTGCGCAGACGCTGAAATTTTAACAGCAAGTAAATAGTTAACTAAACGCCTAATGCAGCGCATTGCATTTTATAATTATGGAAGAGGAAGTATTAAAGGGGGAAGTCGTAAACAGAGTTTTACCGCCCGCAGGATTGCACAAAGCTTGGATTATCGGGGTCGTAATGATCGGCACAGTAGACAGGACCTTCGAGGGTCACACCAAAAGACAAAAGAAGGTTAGAATTTATTTCGAGCTTGCTGACCAGAAGCATACCTGGAAGCCAGAGGAAGGCCCAAAGAATTTTATTCACGAACAGGAATTCACTGTTTCAATGGGTGCTAACGCTACGCTTCGTAAATTATTGACCGGCTTGAAAGGCGGCGACTTTACGGACCAGCAAGCAAAAGACTTTAACATTTTCAAGCTGTTAGGGTGCTGCCTGCAAATCAATTTAATTGCTGTAACTTCTAAGACAGGAAACAAAAGAATGGAAGTTCAGGCCCTTATTAAGTTGGCCGATACCGAGCCGATTGCTGACATGGTTAATAAATCTTTCTTGTTCTCATTTACACCGCCATTTAAAACGGAAGTGTTTAACAAGCTTGCGAAGTTCGTTCAGGACGACATTAAAAGCTCTGACGAATACAAGGAACTTTACGGAGCCAGTGCGCAGGGTACGATTACACAGCCTACTAATACGACAACGACCGGCAACGCTTCGCCTGTCAATAAGAGGCTAGACGTTCCGTTCTAAGACGTTACCCGCAGGGCTAGGAAACTGCGGCTAATAAACTCCCTGTGTAAGTGTCAGACTTACGAATCAAATTCAACACAGGGAGCCAAAGACCAAGAACGAACGCAATTTGTTAAGTAGCTTAATGACCCGGCAGGGTTGACGATGTGAAAAGCAAAATGTAAAGAGTTCATAGGGCCATACAGTGCCGTAGATAAACGGGCAATCCATTGTATGATTAAATTAAGGAGCGGGATTACAACCGATACGGATAGGATGCAAGTGGTTTTGTATTTTGAATACATAAATTTGCTTCCTGGGATGTTAACGCCGCCGGGAAACGAACAAACGCCCCGTACCGCTCCTTAATTTTTTATTTTTACTGGAATTAAATTTAAATATCAAAAGCAAATGACAATATTTAAACCAATGGCCGGGAAAGGCACGCCGCCAACTTCCTTTAAGATGGCCCAAAAGTACGAACATTACCAGCAATTTACCTCTATACTCTGTTATAGGTCAATTCAACCCCAGGGGTATATCTACCGCTTTCATAAAACATATCTACATAGTTAATCTAAATTAAAATGAACAAAAGAAATCCATTCGATACGGTGCCAGAAAATGCAGACCCGTTAAATTTAAATACACCGGTCCATATATCAGAAAGCTCTAACTATGCAGCGCTGAAGGCTTCAATTGAGGAAGCTTTACGGGTAGGGTCGCAGGTGGTAATTGTCCCGAAAGGGTCTAAGGGAATTATAGTAAGTAAGGAGTTTAACCCGCTTATAAAGGAAAAAATTGAAGAACTAGAGATTGAATTAAAGGAAATCAAGGCTATTTCTTCACAGGACGACGCTGTAAAGGCGAACGTAACACTAAAGAAGGCAAAGACCCTTATTAAAACGCTATCGTCTGAAAGGCTCCTAATGACCTCAGTGCTTGACGAGGAAAAAGCCGATACAATGCGTTATGAAAAGGAAGTCACCGGCAACCTGGTCAGTATGGTCGATATAGTAAACAATGCTATTACCACTTTTCAGATAGCAGAACAGGCCAGATTAAAAAAGATTGCTGACGACATAGAAAAGGAGAAACAAACTAAGTTGCTAGCCGAGAATGCAGAAATTCAGCGTAAGGCTACAATTAAGGGTTATATTTTGGAGTTTGAAAAGAACTGTTTAAATGCCCTTCAGGAAGCTAACGTCATGAGTATAGACATGAAAATAAAGCAACTGGCAACGTTCACCTTTGATACTGCGATATACCAGGAGTTCACTACAGAAGCCTACGAAATGTATAAGGCAATGGTAGCCAAGTTTGAAACCCGCAGCGCTGAACTAAAGAAGATTGCACAGGCTAACGCTACTGAGGCTGCAGCCCTACAGCTACAGGCAGAAGAACAAGCAAGGAAGGACCGGGAAGCGCTTGCGGAAAAAGAAGAAAAGGTTAACGACGCCATTTTAGAAGAATCTCAAAGCGCAGCATCGAATATTCAAATGGAAGCCGAGCTAAAGACTTCTATAGTACCAAAGGCGAAAGGGATTTCCTTGCCTTGGGTATTTGACGAGGAAACTATCGACATGAGTTTGCTACCGGCTGAATTCCATACCTACGACAAAGCGAAAATTAAAGCCGCTATCACTGGCGGGAGAAAAGAAATTCCAGGGGTTAATATTTATCAGAAGGTAACCAATGTTTCAAGGTAAAATGACCGAGGCAGAAATCGACTATTATGATTTAAACATGGTTAGCAATTCCCGCCTGGGACTTGTTAAGAGCATGGTAGACGGGGCGCCGCTTATGAAGTGCAAGCGAAGCACCTTAGAATTTGGGAAGCAACTGCATGAGGCTGTGTTAGAGCCTGAGAAGTACGCTTATAAACTGTCAATCAATGCGCCGTTCTACCAGGAATATAAAGATAAGGTAAAGGGCATGGCGGCCAGCGCAAGGGGTAACCTTCTTTTAAAGTTCTTGCTTGACAACCCAAGGACGAAAAAAGAGGAAGATACTTTCTTCATTCACGAACGCACCGGCCTACAATGCAAATTGAAGGCAGATATTCACCTGGTCAAAACGATAGGGGACCTCAAAAGCACCTCCTGCAATAGCAACGAAGAATTCAAGGCCAGCATAGTAAAGTATGGCTATCACAGGCAGGGGGCTTTCTATATGGACGCTACAGAGGCAAATAAATTTATTGTGATAGGGGTTTCTAAAAAATATCCTTACCATACATTTACCCATACGTTTAACTACGACGAGCTGTTAATTAAAGAAGGCAGGGCCGAATATGAATTCCTTTTGGACAAGCTTATCGAGTACGAAAAGCAAGGGGTTAATTTTTATGAGTTAATGAAGGCTGCGTAACTATGAAAATAAAATTTATATTTGCCTGGTTCGATTTATGGGTAGGGTTATTTTATGACAAGAAAAAGAAAGCTTTGTATTTCTTCCCTGTGCCAATGTTCGGAATAATTATAACCAAAAAGTTACCTTGCGAAGTCTGTGTTTATCATTCTAATTGCGAGTTTTACAAAAGGTGCTATATAGCAAAATGGAGAAAGTAAAATTCGTTTCCAGGCGCGGTAATACAGAAAGCGAGCAACGCACTATATGGCTAGAGTCCGACAGGGTACAAATGAAAAGTACCTGGTATACATTGATAAAAAGAAACCGTTTAAGAAAAATAAAAAGTACTTAATAAAAGACGACTGCGAAGTCCTACCACTATGACAAAAATTAAACAAGACTCAGGTTTAACCGGCTACTTGAAAAGTAAAAATGCAATGGTGTTTTTTGTTTTCCTGACCGTTATTATAACTATGCCGAATACGTTTTACGTATACTGTATGTTCTCTGACTTTACGCCGTTCTGGAAAACATCTATAGGCGTAGCCTCGGCCTTCGTGGTTGCTGGCTTTATTATGGTCTATACATTGCTGAAGGAATACCAGGTAGCGAAGTGGTACGCCTACTTTGAAATAATGGTGAGTACCTATTATTATATTCGCGTTATCAATAACCGGCCTGACCTGACATGGTGGGACCTTATACCAGCGCTAGGGTTTACAATCATTCTGCCGGTATCAGTTTACAAGGCTGCGGCACAACTTGAAAAAATGGACGCAGCTACCTCAGAACCTGAACCAGAACCTTTCGACTTACCTACCATTTCAGCCGAGCAACTTGCGCCAATAATTGAAAGGGCTTTAATGAACCCACCGGTTAAGAAGAAAGCTAAGAAGGTTAAAAATAAGGTCGCCGACGAAATAATTAAAGAGTTCGTTTCTGCCTCGCCTGACAAGGTGGTACTTGTAGAAAAGGGGGAACAATTGGGGGCCTCAGTAAGCGAAGATAAAATAAAGTTTATATCTGAAGTGCCGCCGGTACCCCTTAGATATTCAGCTAAACCCGCAAATACCAAGGAATGGCAAGACAACGACTTGCCGCAATAAAATATTTTTAAAATAAATTTGCTTATCAAAATATTTTGATATACTTTTATAGCATGAGTTACATAAAAGCATTTATCGAAAGAAGAAAAAGGGCAGACGCAGATAAAAAGCTGGATGCTTATATCTTAAGAATCAGAAAGTATAAGTCAATGAACTTGCTAGATTGCTTACTGAAGTTTGAGGAAGTTTTAATCAAACAAAATAAAAATTTCCCTTGGAGCGCAAGCAAGGATATGCAGGGGCTTTATATGCACCTTTCCAGAAGTGAACGAATGAGGGTAGTAGCCGACGGCTTAATATATAAGCAAGGCGTATTTAAAAACGTAAAAAACTAAAATTATGCGAGGTAAAAGATTCCCGGTTGAATTAATGACGATTACCGACTACATAGGCGACTCACTGGCCACCTGTATAGGTTCATTGTCCCCGCGCATTGCGCAACAAAGGGGCGTAGTGTATGAAGTGTTTTATATTCAGCACTTAAATTTATTTGTGATAGCACACACAGACGAAATACCGGTAAGCGCCCCGTTATTTAATGCAGTCGAGAACGCATTAAGGCAGCAAGGTATAAAATTTAATTTTGTCTTCCGTAAGGTACAAGAAATTCAGCCTATGCAAGACGACAGAACAAAGGCATTCGTTCCTACTACTTTTTAAAGTATGGAAATCGACCAGGCGTACAGCGATATGCTGCGGGACTTTTTTAACAGCAAGGACGACATAACATATAATGTTATCGACTTGACCGACGATCCGGAAAAGTTTATTTTTCATGTCAAGCATATTGTTGATACCCGGACGCTGGACGACTTAGATATAGTATTCAATGAAGATTATACAAAGGTCAGGGTTATAGAATTTTTCTACGCGAAGGCAAAGCAGTTTAACCCTAATCTTCTGCCGCCCTGGGTATGGGACTCAGTCGGTGCGAAGCTGCCGCCAAAAGTTACAGAGCCGGTTATGCCAGTGCTGGCAAAAGGTAGGAATACAGATAATTTATTTAGTTAATCAAAAGCAAATGCAAACAAATAATAATTTAGAGTACGCAAAAGAAATGCTACGGACGCGCACCGGTCATATTTTATTAACCGGTAATGCAGGCACCGGTAAGAGTACATTGATTCGTGAATTTATAATGGAGCATAAGCACGAATGTATAGTTTTAGCGCCCACCGGTATAGCTGCGGTAAATATTGGCGGGGTAACCATTCACAGGTTTTTTCACTTCCCCACTGTGCCGCTTGCTTTTTCAGGCATTAAATATTTGAACTGGGAAGATGAGAACGACGCAGCAAAGCGCCTTGTTATAGAGTGTGCGAAGTATTTAATTATAGATGAAATTTCAATGGTCCGGGCTGACATCATGGACCAAGTAGAATGGTTCTTTAAAAAGAACTGGCCCAATAAAGAACCGTTTGCCGGGCTTAAAATTATTATGGTCGGCGACCTTGACCAGCTCCCGCCGGTGCTGGTAGACCCGGAAGAAAAGAAAATGATTTATGCCAGGTACAAATCTGAATTCTTCTTTCATGCTAAATGCTGGGAAAACAATAAATTTCAAACAATAGCACTAACGCACGTATTCAGGCAGTCCGACCCGATTTTTGTTAACCTGCTTAACGATATAAAAAATAACAGGCTGGCACCGTTCGACCTTGACAGGTTAAATAATACTTGCTACAGGGACCAGGAAAAGTTCACGCCTAACGACGGTATAATGTTATGCAGCACGAACAAGACCGCTAACCAGGTCAATAGCGTAATGATTGACCGCCTGGAAGGGGACCTAATCAGACTTGAAGGAAAAATAAAAGGAAGTTTTAATCCTAAGAATTGCCCGGTAGAACCTATTATTGATTTGAAAATTGGCTGCCGTGTAATGACTATGCGCAATGACCCGGAAAACAGATTCCAGAATGGCAGCATAGGAACTTTAGGGGGCCGAGCCGACAACGGGGACCTTTTAATAAATATGGATAACGGGGAAGATATTGCGTTAAGCCCTTTTACCTTCGAGTCAATTGATTACGCCTTCGACGAAAAGACAGATAGGATTAAGCATGCAGTAACCGGCTGGTTCATTCAGTACCCTATAAAGGTAGCGTATGCGCTTACTATTCATAAAAGCCAGGGTCAGACCTTCGATAAGGTTATCGTTGACCTGGGCGAAGGTGGGGCCTTTGCTCATGGCCAGGTGTACGTAGCTCTGTCACGGTGTACGTCAATGGAGGGGCTTATACTCAGACGCCGCATTAACCAGAAGGACTTAATTTATAATAGGAATGTTTTAGACTTTCACAAAATATGAAAAAGTATAGAGCCTTAACAATATTCGTTTTGCTGATTTGCCTTTATGCTTTCTGGCTTTGTTGGTACATGGAAAATTTTAAATAGCATGGTATACGTCGATTCAATGGCCGCAAAGTTTGGTAATATGGTTATGTGCCACATGGTCGCAGACACCACGCAAGAACTTTTAGAAATGGCTGATAAAATTGGAGTTAAAAGAAAATGGATTCAGCACCCAGGTACGCACCTAGAGCATTTTGATATTTGCTTAACAAAGAATAAAAGAGCCATTGAGTTAGGCGCAAAATTAGTGACATGGCGGGAGTTCGCTGATATAATGAAAGCGAGAATAGAGAATGGAAAATTATAACTGGATTGTTGACAAGCTGAAATTATCATACGGCGAAGTCAAGCAAGTAGGCAGCGAGGTAATATACTTCAAAGACAATTTTAAGTTTAAATTAAATGTCGATATTAACAGGCTCGCAGAAACAGCAAAAGCATTAACAGAGCAAACCAAAAATAAAAATGGAATGCCACGTAAAAGGAGAATATTAATTAAACGTAAATTATGAAAAATTCAGAGTTACCCGATTGGTTGCAACTGGCTATAGGTCTATTGCTGGCAATCTTATATATAACCTATGTACTATAACCTCTTTAACCACAGTCATACGCTTACGCAAGGCGAAAGCAATTTGATTTTATTTTTAGTGACCGCGCTAACTATTTTCTTATGCGTAGAGCGCGACGGCGGCCATATACTTAACAATTCCCACCTGTGGCACTCAGCCGACGCGGCGAATAGAATATTATTTGGCTCCTACATATCAATTTTAAATTTTCATTCGCTTTGCTTTCTGCCTTTGTTTTTATCCTGTTACTGGCTGGGCTTCGATATGGGGCTGAACATAAAAAGAAAGTTACCCCTGCTTTATGTTGGCCGTACCGCCTGGATGGACACGCTTATAAAAGGAAGCGAGCTAATGTTAATCTTCAAAATTATTTCCATGACAATTTCAATAATTATTTTTATAATATGTCTATAGATACACCACAATACGCAAAAGACTCTGAAGCTTCAGAGCAATTGCACGCACTCGCTTGCGACATTCACAAGGTACCATTTGATAAACGTACCCTTAATTCTTGTACATGTACCCGCAGGGCAATTTTTGTTAAACAGTTCATGCACCGCAGACCGGTAATAAATCTTAGATAATGAATAAATATAAACTTTTGGGGTTCGCCCTTTATATTGTACCGGTATTTGCCTGCCTTTTTTGGTACGACCTTAAGTTATTTTTAATAATTGTAGCGTTCCTAATGGCAGATGAGGCAGAAAAGAAATTGAGAAAGTTATATTAATGACGCTACGGGACTACCAGGCTTTAGGCAAACAATTAATTTCTGCCTGCTTTCAGAGGTTAATTTATTATGTAATTCTTTGCGTGCCTACCGGCGGCGGGAAAACCGTAATGTTCGCAGACATGACAAAGGACTGTCTGGCCGCAGGCTGGCCGGTCCTTATACTTTGCAACCGTGTCGAGCTGATTGACCAGGCGAATAAAAAACTTAATGAATTCGGGGTCTTTCCTACGCTGATAGTTCCGGGCTACATAGATCATTATTCAAACTTATACCTGGCCTCTATTGATACCCTGGTCAACCGCAGGCTGCCAGACGTCAAGGTCGTGATAATTGACGAAGCCCATTTAAGAGACTTCGACGAGATAGCGTTAGAATACAAAAGGCGTGGCGCTATCGTTATAGGATGCACAGCAACCCCAGACAGGACCGGCAAAGCTTTCCTAAAGGATTACCCCGATTATACAGGCCAGTTATGCGACATTTATGAAGAAATTGTCACCCCTACCACCATAACCAAGCTTATTGGGGAAGGTTACCTAGTCCCTGCGGTCTGCTATGGCCCGGAATTTGACCCAGGTGACCTTAAAACAACTGAAACGGACTTCGGGGTCGATTATAAAGAAAGTGACTTATACAAGGTCTTTGACAAGCCAGGACTATACGCCGGGACGGTAGATAATTATCTGAAGCTGGCCAAAGGCAAAAAGGCCCTATGCTTCAATATCAACGTTAAGCACTCCAAAAAGCAAACCGCAGAATTTAACAGTAGGGGTATACCGGCTATTCACGTCGACGGCAAGACCCCAAAGAAGATAAGAAAGAAGATATTTGAAGACTTCGCCGCCGGGCGCTACATGGTCCTGTGCAATTGCGGTATAGCTACCACCGGCTACGATGAGCCTACTATCGAGTGCGTAATCATTAACAGGGTCACAATGAGCCTTACGCTTTTCCTCCAAATGATGGGAAGGGGCGGCAGAATCTGCGACGAAATCGGTAAGCAGTATTTTATAGGCATTGACCAGGGCGGTAATATCTGGCGGCTCGGAAGGTGGGAAGATGAAAGGGAATGGAACCTGGACCCTGTCAGGGTGACCAGGACCATAGGCGTAGCCCCTATTAAGGAGTGCGAACATTGCAAGGCGCTGATACCTGTTTCCTCAATGATATGCCAGTACTGTAACCACGGCCAGACGAAGGCAGTTCAGGAAGAAAAGAAATTGTTAACCGGTGAGTTTACGTTAATCGAGTCCGGGAACATTCCAAAGGAACTAAAAAAAGAGGTCTATAAAATGACCATACCCGAACTTGAAAAGTACCGGGAGATAAAAGAATATAAGCTGGGCTGGGTAGTGCGTCAGCTATGGAGCCGAGGCGACGAGGCGATAAAAGAATATGCAAAGTTAAAAGGATATACCGACGGCTGGACCCGCAGGCAGCTTGCCGAGGCACAGGAAAACAGGGTCAAGGTGAAAGCTGAAATCTGGGCGTTCATAAAGGATAATTCGCACCTGGAAGCTAACGTTATAGAAGAACATGCCTATAAAAAATTAAAGGCGTCGCACAAGCAAAGTGAAATAAATATTTTAATGCCTAAAATACTGGAAAACGCAGAACTATACAAAAAGGACCCTGCGCAGTTTGCATAACAACATTTTTTAATTAAATTGATTTCCCCTATGTCAAAAGCAACGTTAACAGATACACAGAAGGCGAAGAAAAAAAGAGGCATTTGCATAACTCTTTTTTGTATGAAGAAAAGCAGGCATAAAAGAAATATCTGTATGTCATGCGCCAAGAAAGTATATATAAAAAACCACCCGTTAGAATATGCGTTCGGAGTCAAAAGAAGGAACGCCCGCAGAAAGAAAAAATACTTTGACCTCACCTTTGCGCAGTTTAAAAGATTTGTCGGCAATACTGACTATATGAGAAAGAAGGGGACGTCAGCAAAGTCGCTGCAAATGGACCGAGACAAAGAATGTATACCGGGATGCCCGCCATTCTGTAAAGACCACGGATATACTTACAAAAATATAAAAGCAATTACCCTGCGGGAGAATGTATATAAGTATGCAAAACACAAGCGGGATTATTCAGAGGTTCCTTTTTAGCAATTTTTTTTATAGGGCCAGTTTTCGGCTTTACTTTAACCGGGTTATACCGGGTTTTGTTTGAAATGTTTAAATAAATTTTTTTATAGATGAGCTTAGTAACAATGTACCCGCATATTAAGGAAACGCAGAACGGCGCAGATTGCGACCTGGCCGATATATTGGAATGCGTACGTGCGGGAAAGTGGAAAGAAAAAATAGAGGCGTTACAGCAAAAAATAAAAGACGGGGCTACGCCAAAAGCCATTGAAACATTAAAGACGAAGCTGCCGTACTTTGCCGGGTCCGGGACGTTCTCGGTAAGGAATAACGACGGGCTGAAGGTTCATTCTGGGAAGCTTATTATTGACTTTGACAAGCTGGAAAATTTACAGGAAACCAGGGAGAAATTAACAAGCGATAAATATTCCGAGTACGTTTTCCATTCATGTACCGGCAGGGGCCTCGCTGTAGTGGTGAGCATTGACCCGCTAAAGCATTTAGAAAGCTTCCTGTTTCTTGAAAAATATTATTCTACCACCTACGGCCTGACAATTGACAAGTCATGTAAAGACGTTTCACGGCCTCGCTACATATCCTACGACCCTGACTTATACCATAACCCAGATTGCGCCTTCGTGACGCTACCTTCTGCGCTTATCGACGGGGACGAGGAAAAATATAACTGGGTGCTGAATGTTCACAATAAAAAAGAAAGCTTCATCGAGGGTAACCGGCACCATTACTTAATGGTCCTTGCTTTCTTCCTGAACAAGTGCGGGGTTAGTCAGGAATATACCACCGGTAAATTTTTATCTGATTTCACCAACGAAGACAAAGGCACTGACGAGGTAACAAAAATAATTACTTACGCCTATAAGAATCATTTAGATTTCGGGACCTTCGCCATAAGCAAGAAAACGAGCGACCTGCCTGATGAGTTCAGCGAGGGCATAAAAAAGATTTTTGCTTTTGCCTACAAGGTCAATTCTTCCGGGAGGAAATACAACGACGGCGATATAAATTCAATGTGTGCCGAGCATCTTATAAGTAAGGACGCTGTTAGGGGTATCTTTGAAAAGGTTAAGCGTGACGCGGTAGATGAATGGAACCTGGATAGCAAACCGGAAATATATAAAATAGAATTGTTCATTAAGAAGCGCTACGACATTATAAAAAATGAAGTTTCGCAGCAAGTGGAATTTAAGGAAAAGGGTACCGACAAGTACGAGAATTTAAATTCAGATACCATTAATAGGGAATTGCAGTACGCCCAGTTTAAATTCCCGCTGGACAAAATAAAAAGCTTAATGCGCTCTAACTATGTGGCGAAATACAACCCCTTCGTTTCATACTTTGAAAGCCTGCCAGCCTGGCCAGACAATGGCGTAGACCATATAACCGAGCTCGCCGACTATGTTACTACCGATAATCAAAAATTTTGGCGAATACAATTTAAAAAAGCGCTCGTAAGGTCGATAGCCTGCTCAGTCGAGCATAAAGAAAACCGTATCGTAATGACAATGATAGGCGGGAACCAGGAAACAGGTAAGACCTCTTTTATACGGTTCCTTTGCCCGCCTGAACTCAAAGCCTACTATACTGAGGCGGCAATGGACGGCGGCAAAGATTCTGATATACAACTGTCAGAGAATTTTATGTGGAACCTCGAAGAACTTTCCGCACTTTCAAATATCGAGGTGAACAAACTGAAGGCTATTATTTCAAAGTCAATTGTTAAGCAACGCCACAGCTACGACGCCCACGCCCAGAGTAACCCGCGCCGGGTAAACTTCTGGGCTTCCACTAATAAAGACGAATTCTTAACAGACGATCAAAATACGCGCTGGGTATGCTTTAACGTGAAAAGCATTAATCACAATTACGGAAATTACAAAGCTAACATTTACGAAATTGATATTAAGAATGTCTGGGCGCAAGCTTATGCCTTATATCATTCTGGATTCGATTATACACTGAGCGCCGAGGAATGCGCCGAGCGTGACGCTATCAATAAAATGTACGAGCTGTCAAGCACCGAGAAAAATTTAATCTTAACCTATTACAAGCCTTGCGCTGCGGGCCAGGGTAACTTCATGCACACCACAGATTTTTTAATGGAGCTGCAAAAGAAGACAGACAACAAAGTAAAAATAAATGAGTACGCTATACCAAAGGCGTTAAAACAAATTGGATTCGTTCAGCACGTAAAGAAAGTAAGCGGCAGACCGGTACGCGGCTACTGGGCTGCGCTCAGAGGTGCAAGCCCTGGACAATCTGAAATGAACTACGACGCCGACCCAGATGCACCTAAACCATTCTAACCATGAGAACAATATTTAATATTATCCTGGCCGCAGTATGCGCCTGTTTATTAGTGGTACCGGTAGCCATTTTTATTATCTATATGGTATTTTTCTGTAAAAAGTTAGATAATTATATAGATGAAAATCAGTAAGTTATAATTATTTTAAAAAATACTTATCAAAATATTTTGATATACTTTTTATTTCATATACCTTTGATTTATCAAACAAAGAAAAAGGAAAATGGACATAATAACTATATTAAAAAGAAAAGCCGCAGCCACAAACAAGCTTGCGGATTTCTCAAAAGCTTCCACTGGCTTATATTGGGACAACTTCAAAAGAGCAGTTAAGGTTTATTTTATTCAGTACGACGTAAAGGAAATTTCTGTAAATGATTTTTCCAAACTTATCGGATTAGATAAGGCATATTCAAAGAAAATGTTAGCAGAACTTAACAGCGATATTTTTAAAAAAGACGTAAAAAAGTTTGAAGACAGAAACTATTATAAAGCTATGGGATTGACCCTTCCCGAGAAAGCAAAAGTTAAAATCGAAAAAATGCCGGGTATGGATTATTATATCCTATGGGTCGATTGCCCTACGCTCGAAAATATATTATACAGTCACATTAAAAAGTCTCAGACAGCCACGGAAATAGTAAAATGTTTCGCTGGCTGGGAATTGCTAAAGTAGAAATATGAAAAAGACACCTAAGAAAATTCAGGAACTTATCGACGCGGGCGCGTTATTCTTCTGTAATCATTCAGGCGGGAAGGATAGCCAGATTATGTTCATCTACTTGCAAAAAATAATCCCAAAGGAGAATTTAATAGTTATACATTCGCACTTACCAGGCGTAGAATGGGAAGGGGTTATCGACCATATAAAAAATACTGTGGGACCCGATTACTTGACTACCGTAGTTCAGGCAGAAAAGACCTTCCTGGGCATGGTAGAAAAAAGAGGTATGTTTCCCTCGCCTAAATACCGGCAGTGTACCAGTGACCTAAAAAGGGGGCCTATCGAAAAGGAGATACGCAGAATATCGAAGCTATTTAAAAATAAGATTATAGTTAACTGTATGGGGCTACGTGCGGAAGAATCAGAAAACCGGGCAAAGAAAAAGGTTTTCAAAAAGAATAAAAAAAATTCAGTGGCCGGGCGTAGCTGGTTCGATTGGCTGCCGGTCCATAAAATGAAACGAGTACATGTATTCGCCGGTATAGAGAACGCAGGCCAGAAGCCACACTGGGCGTACAGCAAGGGCATGAGCCGGTTATCGTGTATATTCTGTATTATGGCCAGCAAATCAGATTTAAAGATAGCTGCGGCCCTTAATCCTGGCCTGGTAGAAGAATATACAAGGATAGAAAAGGCAACCGGTCAAACAATGTTCTTGACTGACAAGGGGCCGCAGACACTTAAACAAATGATTCAATAAATAATAATTTAAACTTAAATAACAATCACTATGAAAAAGTTACCCGTCAATTTACTATTCATTATCGCAGCCATTTTATTTTCATGCTCTAAGCACCATAAGCAAGCTGACCCGGTGCCGGTATGTTATCACAAATCGGAGATTGTCGGCAAGCACCTGAAGAACTACCAGGTAAATAATGTAATGGTTCTGCCTGAAAAGGATTATTATTTTACAAATGATTCTATTCTGCAAAACGGCACCATGTACCCCGTTACATATACCGCAGGCTTTGACTCTATTTATGTCTACTATACGCCCACGGCGGTAAGTAAATATTTTATTGAGGTGAACAACTGTAGCGAGTTCGCAATAGTTCAGGGGGCTTATACTACTTATTTAAGGTAAGAACATGGAAACAATCGTAGAATACAGAGTCAGAAGAAAAGGCGAATACAGTTATTATGCAAATGACGGTTATTCGAAATACTACCAAAGGTTAGTTATGCGTCAGAAAAGACAAATAAAAACCATATACGGTATACCCCAGGCAAGGGCGCATATAAGGGAGCTTACAGATAATGATAACGAAATGGCGCAGCAATTCATTATCGAAAAAAGAGTTACAAAGGTTCATGTTATAAAATTTAAAAAATGAACTTCATAACAGATGAGGAGCTGGCAGACTTTAAATCGAATATGGGCCGGGCTATTCTTCAGGAAAAAATTGATTTATTAAAAAGCATTCCTGTATACAGCCGGGAGTTATACCCTGGCCACTACTGGGACCAAATAGATAAAGAAGACGTCAATAAAATGATTGTTAAACTAGAAGCTGAATTAAATAAATTAAACCTTGATGTATGACAAAACAGAAACATTGCACTTGCGAATACAACGGTAAAGTTATCGTTATGGATTATATCAAAGACCCAAAGGAAGAATTTAAATTCGCCTGTATGCGCATAGTAGATAATAAGGCTGAAGGCATTGTCACCACTCCGAAAGGTCTGAGGTACGAGGTCAGTTATAAAAATAGGAATGCTAAATTAATTAAATAAATATATGCAAATCATAGTAAGTATACCAGGTCGCAATAGCGGCGTAATGTTAACGTTCGCCTGTCATGTCATTCACCAACATAACCAGGGCTCAGACGAGCATCTAAAAGAATTTGAAAAAGCCTGTGAGCGCTGCGGCAACGTGTACACAATAAAACAACTTCTGGCGCTGCAAGCCGAAGGGATAATAAATATTATTGCTCATTAAGATACCGCCCTAGGTCCGGCGCACGGTCGACAGTGCAAGGGGAAGCTGAAGGCGTACGGGTTAGCTCAGATTGGTAAGAGTAACGGCGAAAGCTGTAGGTCGCGGGTTCGATTCCCGCACCCGTAACAACAATTTAAATTTACTTTTTATGTTAGCATCAAATAAAATAGACCTGGTCCGTAAGTGCAATACTACTTACAATAATAAAATGCTGTCACCTGAAGAACACAAGACAGAGTTTGAAAAAATAACAAACGTATGCGCCGAGGGCGGTATCTGTATGGAGCTGGTACAAATGGACCCGGCTGTATTTGAAATGGTCGTTAAGAAGGCCGACGTACTTAAACAGTATTTTATATGAAAGAAATAACGCTGACCGAGGAACAATTAAATACTTGAATAAAACTTAACCTATAAGTTAAGTTTTAAAACCAGACCGTAAGAATCTGGTTTTTTTTACGAAAATCTATATTGCTGTTTAGTAATGTCAAAACCTCAAAAATATTATCGTTTAGTAATTACCAAATAGTAATATTTTTCATATATTCGTATTACCAAATAGTAACATGGACATAGATACCGCCTTTAATAATCTCATTTACAGATGGAAGCAAATGCCGAAAGACATAAAAGCACGCTTTTATTTGTATAAATACAGGCATGTTAAGAAGCTTCAGCCTTGCGGCGTGGGTAAAAAAATAGAAATGTTAGAGGCTATAGGCTATAAAATTGTGGCCGTTCCCCCAATAGATCATAAGAAAGAAGAGTGGGAAAATGAAGACCAGGTCTTCGCTCATATCTGTTATAACTGGAATGATTACCCATTGATAAACAGCGAGGTTAACGCCGAGGCTATGCAGTCATTTATTAAAAGTGGGACACCCAAGGGCGTCAGCACACACCGCAAAAGAGTCATTATAAATATGGCCGGTTACAAGCAGGTTTTTATAAAGAAATAAGTTGTAACCGTATAAGTGCCTAACATATAGTGTTTTGTGGGCCTTTTTTGATATGGTTACAGAAGTTACAAGGTTTTTGTAGAGTTTAAGAAAATTATTATTTAAAAAAAATATTTTAAAAAAAAACTCTTTTTCCTGTACTCAACGAAAATGCTGTAACTTCTGTAACCGGAATGCCTTAATGAGACAATGCACACAAACACTGTACTTTATATAATTATTATTATTCTTAAATATTTTAATTATTATCTATATATATCTGATTATCAATGGTTACAACGGTTACAGCCGGTTACAAGTCTACTAATCAATAAGTTGCAAAAATGAAGAAAGAAAAAGTCATTTTACCGGAATCTGAAGACAAAATACAGTCTGATTATAATATCTGGCTTACCGCTTATTACCATGAGCTGCGAGATATTTGCTTCCATGTTCCTAACGGGGGGTATCGCGGTGAGCGGGAAGCGAACAAATTAAAATCTATGGGGGTCAAGCGTGGTATTCCCGACTTCTGGCATCCTATCGTATGCCGTGGCTATGGTGCATTGATAATTGAATTCAAGGAACTAGGTGCAAATATGAATACGGACCATGTAAAATATCAAACCCATATACAGGGAATTTTAACAGAGGCTGGAAACTTTGTAACAGTATGCGACTCGCTTGAAAAAGCGCAGGCAGCCTGCTTATGGTATTTCGCAGGCACTAAATGGATTAAAAAAACCGTATATTAGTATATGAACTTCATAGAAATAAAAACCGACCAGGCTGCAAGCGATTTGGAACAAGGTTTAAAATCTTTATATCCAGGTGACGCCCGCAAGGCAGTGAACCGCTCAATAAATAAAGCTTTAGGAAAAGCCAACACACAGGCGAACCGCGAAATAAGGTCTATTTATAATATTGCTCTGAAAGATCTTAACGACAGAGACAATAAATTAATAAAACCTTCGTCAGAAAATACACTCACCGGAACGATAAATGCCTCAGAGTCGCCTTTGTCGTTATCGAAATTTGACCCTGTATGGATAAGGACAAATAGAAGAATTTTAAATCGTGTAAAAGGTGCAATGCTTTCAGAGAAAGCAAAAAGTACTGTTAAGCGAGGCAAGGGCTTTAGGGTAACTACCAATGCAAGCGAAGGCGTGACAATGGAAATAATAAAAGGCAATAAGGTCACTTTACCAAGTGCATTTATGTTATTCCGCAAAGGTGGCACGCCTGTAATGGCAAGGGGTCAATATTCTGGGGCAAGTGGTTTTATATTTGGTAAGTCACGCTTACCCATCACTAAACTAAATACCAAGTCTGTATTCTTCTCAATGCGTAATAGTAAAGTAGAAAATAGGATGAGTAAGTCAATTGCGAATGATTACCCTGAAGAACTGAAGCGACAATTAGCATTAATCAATAAACATATAACAGGCTATTAGAAGCGATATGAGACACGCAAATATTTTTGATAGTAAGACAAGGGCCAAGCTAAAAGAATGCGTCAGGCCCCGCCTTTTGGGTCCTTCCGGGGCTAGTTTTCTATGCGGGTGCTTGCAGC